ACGCCGGAAAAAGAGGCCCAGAGCTATTGGGGCATATCGGTGCTGGAGCCGATCTACGAGTCGGTGACCATGCTCGACAACCTTTATTTCAACATCCTCAACCTGAGCTTCCGTGCAAATTTGTTGGGGATGAAGTTTCCGCAACTCGCGAACATGCTGTCGGGGCTCGGGGCCACGCAGCGCGCGGCTCAAGGCTTCGAGGAGCGCATGTCTTCGCTCAATCATTTGATCAGCTCGCAGTCATTAATTCCGCTGCCAGCCGACGGCTCGATAGAGGCCACGCAGTACAGCTTCAGCGGGCTGGCCGACATCCTCCAACTGTTTCAGTTGAACCTGTCGGGTGGCTCGCAGATACCGGTGGCGCGCCTGTTCGGGCGCACCTACAGCGGGCTCGGGCAGACCGGCGACGGCGACGAGCGCATCTACGAGGAGAAGATATCGACCGATCAGTCGGCCTATCTTCTGCCCCAACTGGAGAAACTCTATCCGGTGCTTTGCATGAGCGAGCTGGGAGAGGTGCCGGACGACCTCGACCTGGTCTGCCCCTCGATCAGGGTGCTGGACGAAAAAGAGAAGTCAGAACTGGCCAAGTCCGTGGCCGACACGGTTACTGTCTACATGAACGGCGGCATAATGTCTCCGCGCAAGGTAGCCCAAGAGGTCAAGAGATCAAGCGATCTCACTGGCATTGGAGCTACGTTAGATGACGAGTTCATCGAGAAGCTCTCCGACGACGTAAGCTCCGAGGGCGAACTTGGCGAGGGTCTCTTCGGCGGAGAAGGCGCGGGCCTGAACGAAGCATCCAGCCCTGCCAAGGCCATCAAGGAAGAGAACAAGGACGGCAAGCAAGGCGGCGGTGAGAAGCCTGGTGACGAAGACGCTAAGTCCTCCTCTGCCAAAGCCCAAATGCTGAAGAAAGCCGGAGACGCGGTATCCACGGCTCCGGCCATGGACGCACTGCCAGCCGAACTCAAGGCAGGCGAGCGCATCTTGGTGAACAACAAACTTCTCACCGTGGCGAAGATCACCACCGGCACCGAGGACCTGTTCGGGGAACCCACCGTACAGGTCATGTTCACCACTGGTGAGATCATGGCGTATCGTCCCACCCAGGTGCTGAAGCCACAAAAGGCCAAGGCAACGGATGAGGACGGCCCGTCCACTCTCCACAAGGGCATGCAGCTCTATCACGGCCTGCCGGTACGCATTGAGACCAAACAAGGCCAACCGCGCATCGGCAAAGGCTGGAAGGTCAACATGCCCGCCGACTACGGTTTCATAGAAGGCATCAATGGTGCAGACAACGATAGTTTGGATTGTTATGTGGCTAGTACGCCTGAGTCGAACAACGTCTACATAGTGGACCAGTACGACCTCGATGGTAAGCACTTCGACGAGCACAAATGCATGCTCGGCTACCACACGCTGGAGAGCGCGAAGGAGGACTACATGCTGGGCCATCACCTCTCCCACAAGACGTTCGCAGCCATTACGCCATTCACCATGCCCATGTTTAGGAAGTGGATGGCCACGGCGGATCTGACCAAGCCGTGCTCTAAAAAGGTGGCCGTTTGACAGGGCTCAGTTTGAAGCAAGTGGCGGTGTTCGCGCAGGAGCAACTCTCCGGTACGGGCACCGCTTTCACTTTGTCCGCCACCCCAGTGTTCCTCATGGCGGTGTATCTGAACGGGCTGTTTCTGACCGTCAACGTGGACTACGTCGCAGCCGGAGCACTCATAACCTTGGTGAGCAAGACCGTCGTCGCCACCGATGTTCTGACGGCTTGTTACATCCACTAGGAGGTGCGTAGTTGAGCGAAAACAAATACGAAGACTACGCCATCATCATGAGCCCGGCGGAGCTTACGCGCTACGTCATAAAGCACAACCAGTTGCTGGTCACAGGAAACGGACAGAAGAGCGTCATGGTCAGGTTGGACAGTGTAGAAGAGTACCGAGAGCAGCGCTTGGAGCCGGATTTGTACGACGCAGAAACTGGCATCGTCCCGCAGATCCGCAACTTCTTCAACCTCCAAGCGGAGCGCGACAAGCAGTCGACCAACAAGCTTAACCGTGCGTTGGTCATCGTCACTGGAGTGGCCATAGGCACTCCCATCTTTTGGGACTGGTTCAGGCACGCGGTGCTGGGGTGGGCGAAGTGACAGCCTGGTTGATCGAGAACTACGTCATCGACAGGCCGTACTGGCTCACTGTCTACCTGGGCGAGATGACCTACTCCGCCGACGTGAACGACGCCATACGATTCTCCAGCCCAGGTGACGCCGTCAAGATGCTTGACCATAAGTTCTTCAACGCACCGGTCACGGTGGTGGAGCACGTCTTTCTATGACACCAGTGACGCAGTCCCGCGTGGGCTTGGACGGCACATGTTTTCGCGCGTGCCTAGCTTCCATTTTGAACTTGAAAGAATCTCAGGTGCCCGACTTCGGCGAAGAGGGCTGGGTGGAAGAGGCAAACGACTTCCTCTCCAAACACGGCTTGAAGTACAGGCGAGTGCCTGTGACCTCCACCAAGCCGGACGGCTACTCCACTATTGAGGGCATCAGTCCGCGCGGCAGACTGCATGCATGTGTCGCCAAAGATGGTGAACTTGTCCACGACCCCCATCCGCAAGACGGCACCGGTCGTGGGTTGGTGGAGCCTCGGTACTACGGGCTGCTGGAGCCGATACTTGGGCGCACTAAGTACGAACGCGAGCGGCAGCCGGATGTGGCTCCGGTGGGCGACGCGGGGCCTACGTACAAAAAGATCTGCTCTAGTTGCGGCGTGCCATTGCAGACCAAGATGAAAGTCTTGACCTGCCAGGCATGCCGCTATGAGCAGATGCAGAAGTCAGCTGGCAGGCCGTTAGACGCGGCGTACGCCGAGCGCATACGTGCGGCGTTGCGAAGAGCGGTCAAGGCCGCTGCGAGCGACAGAGCCGACGACAGAGCCGACATGGCGCGGCTGCGCAGGAACACCGAGCGTCAGGGCGGCCCGTTCTTCATGCAAGTCACCGAACCGAATGGCCGTGAGCACACCATACCGGCAAGCAAGTTACGCAAGGAGAACTAAATGGCTTCAGGATCGTTCGCAGTATCGGGTGCGCAGGGCACGAGCTTCGGCTTCGCCTCCACCAATGTGGCACTACCGGGTTCCGGTGCCGTGCTGCGGATCGCCAACCTGGGTCCGTGCCACATCACCGTCGCGCTCGGTACGGGCTCAACCACTGTGAACCAGTCGAATGGCCTGACCATCCTGGCTGGGCAGACGGAGTGGATCACGGTGTCCGGGGCGACCAACATCGCTGGCGTGGCGGCTGGTGGGCCGGGCAACAGCTCCACTGTGAATCTCAGCACTGGCGCGCTGACCGCAGCGTAGCCGCACCTCCGCACCATCACAAAGCACTCTTCGCAAGGAGTCCACCGTGAAACTTTTACCCGCAGTACTGTCGTTAGCGTTGTCCGTCGCAATGCCCATGTCGGGCCAGCAGAGCACTGTCCCTGACTCCAGTTGGGTTGCTGCTGCCCCGTACGTCGCCACGCACTTGTCGGGGCACCCCAGCGGTTACGGCGATGCCAAGCCGTTGCCCCGCCCGGCGCAGTCCGAAATCGCATTCGTCAAGGACACGCTGTACAAGGCCACCGTGCTGCTGTACTCGCAGGACGAGAACGGCACGCTGAAGATGCGCTGCACGGCTACCGCCATCGACAAGACCGGGGACGGCTACCTGTTTGCCACCGCCGCCCACTGCGGCTGCGTGGACGACGAGGACGCCCGTGCGGTTTCGCCCGCCAAGACTTTCTTCTTCATCACCCCGGACGCCGTCGGTGAGAAGGTGTTCCTGGAGGCCAGGCCCTTGGTTTGCGGCTACCGACATGCCGGAGACGACGTGTTCCTGCTGACGGTCGATACCAAGCTGCCGTTCGTGACCATTGACCTCGGTGAAGATCCGAAACTCATGGACTCGGTGGTGAACGTGGCCAGCCCGCTGGGCATCGGCAAACAAGTGTTCTTGGGCACCGTCTCGGCCGCAGACCTCGACCGCCCCGTCATCGATGGCGACATTAACTGGACCCACGCCTCGCTGCTGCAGCTGTTCGGCACGGATGGCGGCTCCAGCGGCAGCGCGGTGGTGTGCCTGGATCAGCAAAAGATTTGCGGATTTGTGGTCGGCTCCATCGATAAGACAAGCATCATCGCCATGCCGGTTAGCCGTTTGATCAAGTTGCGTGAGCAGTTCGCTTCTGGCGCATATAAGCATTGGGTAGCCGACCCTGACGCGGTCAACACTAAGAAGAAATAGCGCACCTCGCGCACAGACACAGAAAGGTCCTAGATGCCACTCGCAGTTCGTAGTACAACCAAACCATGGGTGCGGGCCATTGGCGAACTTGAACCCGTGGGCGCCGAGGACCCGCAACGCGCCCTTGCGCTGGCGAAACACAATGCTGGTGTGACCAAGTCGCAGGACTTCAAGGGGTTCGCGGACGAGGAATTAAAGCACGTCGGAGCGAAGGACGGCTTTCGCCCGTGCGCCGAGCCAGCCCCGAAGAAGGGCTACGAGTCCTTCATGGACACGGTGAAGCGGCTGAAGGAAAAGGAACTGGCCAAGAAGCCGGAGGCCAAGGACACCCTGGAACCCGTGGGCGACGAGCTTTGGACGCCTGGTCACAAGAACCCAGTGCCGGCCGGCTGGCTCAAGCTGTCCAAGGAGGCCATGCGCGCTGCCGGGGAGGCCCAAGTGGCCGCCGCGAAGTACGACAGATATCGGCCGGATAACAAGTCACTGTTCTCCGCGCTGCGCAGGCTGAATGAGGCGCAAAACAAGGGCGACGAGGCAAAGCTTCGTAAAGAGGCCGCGACAATCATGGCAGAGACGGCCTCCAAGCGCGCCAAGGACACCGAGCTCCCCGTCCCCGTCAAGACCTCCAACCTGGTGCCCATGCCCTCTGGCGAGCGGAACGAGGAGCGGTACGCGCCGAGGCCGGTGGGTGACGCTTACAAGGCCCACGACCCGTGGTACGGTGAGCGTATCAAAGAGCTTGAAGAGGAAGTCGAGCGATGTAAGAAAGCTGGCGAACCTTACAAGGATGAACTACGCGACATCGCTGAGTACAAGAAAGAAGACGCCGAACGAGAGAAGCACACCAAGCGCGCCCGTGGCGGCGACCGCAAGCGCGCCAAAGACAATGCCTTTGAGCGGGGCGATGCCGTAAAAGTGACAAAAACTCCGGCAGCGGGGGCGATAGGCGTCATTGTGGGCAGGACGTCACTGGGACAGTGGAAAGTGAAGTTTGAAGACGGCAATACGGGGGCGTTCGACGCCGCTTCACTAAGGCTGCTGGACGGCTCACGAATGTCGGACCGCAAGCATGCCACCGACTCCATCCAAGAGCAGATATCCGGTTCTGAGCCCAAAGACCACCTGCACCGCGCCGCCCTGAGGGCGGGCGCGGCGAAGGCAAGGGACGCCAATTTGAACAACCTGAGCCTCCCCGAACTGCGGCAAGAACTCAGAACCGTGCGCGATAAGCTGGGAAAGAAGCACTCGCCCCAGATGGACAAGGTGTGGAAGAACGACGTTGAGCGCCTGATGTCGCTCATAAAGGCTAAATCTGGCGCGAAGGACGAATACCACTTCGCCAAGCAGCGCTCGGGCAGCGGTCCGGCCGACCACCTGCACCGCGCCGCCCAGTACGAGATCCAGGGCGACCGTGCACGTGCGCTCGACAGCTACCGCGCGGCGGCGTCTGGGTACCGCAAGGCCAATGACCGCGCTAACGAGGCCAAAGCACGCGACGGCGTCGAGGCCTGCCAGTCGAGGTTCGCCGCGCAGTACGACCATCCAAGCGCAGGCCGTGTCAAGGTGTGCGACTCTGCGGAGCAGGCCGTCCGCACGGCGGTGGAGCGCACACGGGCTGGCGAGGTTGTGCGCGTCGACGGCAAGACTGTTCGCCCTGGGAGGGCGCGAGACACGCAGCAAGGTCTTGGGTACTCCGACAAACGTAAGTGCCTGTCATGTGCCGGAGTTGGTGAGCGCACATCTGGCAACAAGTGCGTTACGTGCAATGGCACTGGCAAGGTCAAGGTCAAGGACGACACCGGCGGGCCGCCCCCGGTGGACGAGCCCGCGTACCCCGGCATGCCTGATCCGGTGCGGACGGATGACGCAAAACTTTGCGAAGAGTGCGGCAAAGAGTCGCAAGAGCCACGCAAGCCTAATGAACACATGGATTCTGAAGGTTTGTGCAAGCACTGTAAAGTGAAGCTCGGGTACCGTGCTACGGACGAACATCTTGGCTTCAAAAAGCTCGAAGGCAAACTGGCCCACGAAAAAGGTGTCTCCGACCCGGCAGCCGTAGCGGCTTCTATTGGGCGCAAGAAATACGGTGCGACTGGGATGGCCAGGAAAGCTGCGGCGGGTAGGGCGAAGGACGCAAGGGAGGTCCAGCCGGTATGAACGAACTAGAAGAGCCGGAAGTCATACCGGCGACCCGCAGCCCGCACGGCTACCTTGCCACACGGGTGAGCGACAACATTTCGGTGCGCGAGGAGGACGGCACGCTGATCGTGGTGGGCTGCCCCATCGCCCGCACCGGCTGGCAGAAGTACGCCGTCAAGGACCTTCCCCAGGAGCGCGCCAAGGAGTTGGGCGTCGATATCAGCAACCCCAACGCGTCCATCGATCTGTACCGCCCAGCGAGCGAGGTGTTTCACCCAGACTTTTTGGCGTCGTTGAACGGCATCCCCATCACGGACGGACATCCCCCGAATGGCGAGTTCGTCAACAAAGACAACTTCAATAAGTACGCCAAAGGCCACATTCAAAACGTGCGCAAGGGCACGGAACCTTTGGAAGACGGCGAGTGGCCTGTCATAGCCGACCTTATCATCAGTGGCGAGCCGCTTGTGGGCAAAGTGCACCATAAGATGGCCCGAGAAATCAGCCTCGGCTACGACTTTGGCATTGACCGTGATGGCGACAAGATTATCCAGTCGCACATGTACGGCAACCATAACGCCGTAGTGCCGGACGGACGGGCGGGGGATTTCGTGGCCATTACGGACGCGGAGCCCGGGCCTTCGGAGGCGCCCGTCGCCGAACAAGTTTTGACCGAGTCAGCCACCCAGGCCGAGCCTCGGTCGAATTCAAAAGAACCTCCTGCGCCGGTGGATGGCATCGAAGCCGCGTACCAACCAATAGTGATCAATTTCAAATCCACCAAGGAGAAGCAATCCGTGAACACACGCGAAAAATTGCTGCGCCTTCTCATGGGAAAGCACATCATCGAAATGGCGAGAGCCACGGACGCTGATCCAGAGAAGATCGCAGAGGCCGCCGAGGCCATGCACGAAGGCAAGGATGACGCCGAACCACCCAAGAACACGCAGGCCAACGAGTTCAAGTCCGAGGACAAAAAGGGCAGGGACGGAGAGGTACCCCCAGCTTTGAAAGAGAATGAATTCAAGGCCGACGACAAGCGCAAGGCGGCCCATGACGCGCTCGATCGCGCGATGGACGCCAAAGAGCACGCCAAGGACAAGAAGGCGAAGGACAAGAAGCACGCCAAGGACGCCGACATCGAGGAGCTGAAGTCGCTGCTCGACGAGCTCCTTTCCGAAGAGGAGAAGGAGCCGGAGCACGAAGCAGCCGATGTCGACCCCTCTGAGCTTGAGGCGGTGCTTGGCGGCGGTGCCGAGGACTGCCCCGACTGCGGTACTGCGCACGACGACGAGACCGAGTGCCCCGGCGAGACGGAAGTCGAGAGCGGCGAGGAAGTCATGGACGCGGAGAACGGCGAAAGCCCGGACCCCGACTCCGATGACGACCAGGAAGACGTCGAGTCCGGCACTGACAAGCGCCATGCACGAGATCGTGCGCGTGCGGCTGACGGCGCGACCGCGGTACTTCGCATGCTGCGTCCTGTGGTGGCCCGCAGCAACGACAAGGCCATGCACAGTGCGTTCAACCGTGCCCTTGACTCTGTCAAGAAGTCCAGCCGTCCTTCCACAGGCAGCTACGGTGCGTTCGCGGCTTCGGCACGCGCCCGCGACAAGGCGCCTCGCAACCCCAACCCTGATCGTGCTCGCGCTGGTGACTCTGGCAAGGCTGATCCAATGACCAAGCTGCAGGAGATGTACAACTCCGCGCACAAGGGAGGTAAATAATGCCACAGTACAGCTTCGGCCAGGTCATTAATGTAACCGGGCCGGTTAATGGTTTCCCTGGCACGGTAAGCCGCCAGGGCGAGCGCCTCATCACGGCCCGCGAGTTCACGCCGTTCACGGCGACAAACAACCTCAACTTCGGCGACCCTGCCGTGCTCATCCCCAACGCCACTGGCGGTGTGTATGACTCGGTGGCCGACTTCGTCGCTCACTCGACTGCCAACATCGGTTTGGTTGCGCAGTACTTCGCTGGCTTCGCGGTCCGTGAAGTCAAGACGCAGCTCACCTACCCCGCTGGCCAGCAGCCCGGTATCTTGCAGGTCGGTTACTACACCAACTTGCAGATATCGGAAGTTCTGGAGCGCGGCAACGGCACCGTCCTGCTTTCGGTCGGTGCGCCCAACTCGCAGGACCAGGTGTACACCCGCGTCGTGGCGAACACCGCCGTCCCCGCAGGCTTCATCGGCGACTGGGAGACCAACCCCGCTGCCACCGACCTGTTCGCGATCACTGGCATCACCGCCGCAGCCGCTGGTGCAACCGCGCTGACCGGCACGTTCACCAACGTGCTTGTTGGCCAGCCCATCACAGGCCCCGGCATCGCACCTGGCACCTACGTCGTGAGCGGTACCGGCACGGCTGGTGCGTACACCGCCATCGTAATCAGCAAGCCGCTTACTGCGGCCATCACCGCCACATCGTCGCTGACGTTCAGCAACCTCGTGGCCCTGCCCAATGTTGTTGCCCGTACCGGCAATGTCGATACGAACAGCGTCTTCGAACTCACCATCAAGATCCGCAACGCGGCTTAAGGAGCAGAACCAATGAAGCGTACCATCCCAAACCGCTCGCGGGCGTTCGACGCTGCGGGCGCTACTGGTTTTGCATTCCTCCAGAGCCAGCTGGAACTCATCGACACGGACCTCGTACGTCCGTTGCAGGCCGTCACGCACAAGCGCGACGTGGCTGTTGAAGTGGGCGGAGGCTTCCCCGAGTTCATCTCGGCGTTTGCTTCCAACTACGCCTCCACCGGTACCGGCTCCTACGGGCTGCAGGGTACCAACAACACCGAGATCCCCGAGGCACAGGCGGACATCCAGAAGGGCATCTGGCGCACGTACAACTGGGCGATGGGCATGACCATCACCTGGATTGACCTGCGCCGCATGGAGACCGCGCTCCGCACCGGCCAGGCGCCTCCGTTCAGCCTGCAGGAACTGTACGAGGAAGCGGTAGAGACGATCTGGGGCAAGGCCCTGGATTTCGTCACCTATGCAGGTTTCCTTGGCGACCCCGGCCTGATCAACAACCCGAACATCTTCGAGTCGGTTGCGACCGCTGGTGCTTCAGGCTCGACGACCTGGGCGAAGAAGACTCCGCAGGAGATCCTTGCGGATGTCAACTTCGCGCTGAACCAGACCGTCGAGAACTCGGGCTACTCTGCGGAGGAGGGCATGGCCGACCGCCTGCTCATTCCATACAGCCAGTTCGCGGTTCTGACCCAGCCCATCGCCATCGGCGGCGCGCCTGTCGCCGTCTCGACGATCAAGTACATCGAAGAGAACTGCGTCGCGGCCCACCACGGCATCGACTTCAAGATCAACTTCCTGCCCAACCCCTGGATCAGCGGCACCGGAAGCGGCAACACGCTGCCTCCCGGCTCGCCCACTGGCGGCAACGGACTTGACCGCTCGTTCTTCTACAAGAACTCCAAGAAGAGCGTGTACTTGAAGATCCCGCAGCCGATGATTCAGGCGATGACCGTCCCCACGACCCGCGCAGGCGGAGCGTACGAGACGCTTTACGCGGGCTGCATTTCGCAGGTCATCTACAAGCGCGCGACGACGGCCTACTACCTTGATGGCGTGTAGTTGATAATGGATTCTCATTAGTAGAATCCAGACGCGTCTAACGAAGTTGGGCGGGCGGTGAGAGCGGTGTGCAGGTGATCCTTGCCACCGCGCGCTGTTCGAGCCGCCTGCCCAGCACTACCAACGCCGTACTACCGCAGCAAGGAGAATACAACGCAATGCCAATGACACTGTACTTCAAGCGCGCCAAGGCGTTCGTCACGCAGAGTGACAACGACAAGGGTACGCGCAAGTTTCTCGCACAGCCGGGGCCGACTCCGCAGCCCGTGCCTTTCTGGGTCGCCGACACCCCCACGTTCAAGCAGGGCATCAAGGACGGCAGTATCGTCAACCTCACGCCTCCAGAGCAGATGCCCGGGTACGTCTACCCCAAGGCCGCGATCGTCGAGGAAGTGCCGATCGTCGAAGTTCCTGTCGTAGTGGACGAGGACGACATCGAGCAGACCGACCCGCCCAAGGCCCCGTTCGGTTCGCAGCCCAACACGCCCGTGCAGCCCGCACCCAAGGTCGGCGGCATCACCTCCAGTACACGGAAGCGCGGCTAGTTCATGAGCTGGAGCGTGGGTAGTGCAGGAAACTCCGATGAAGTGGCTACGGTTATAGAGGCTCAGTTTGAGAGCTATACCGCATGTCCAGAACCTGAAGAGAGCATCAAGCAGGCAGCCCGTGCACTTATAGCAAAGACACTGGCAGGTAAGATACCTGCAGTAGCCACCACGGTATCTGCGTTTGGCAGTCAAGCCACTAAGTACCGTGTGGATGGTGCTCTTGACGAAGTGAACAATGGGCTGAGCATCAGCATCACGTAGTACAAAGCCCCGCCAGAGCAGCGGCGGGCGCACATTCGCGAGAAGCGCTAACGCATCATTGAGTTCAGATCCGCCAGTTCGCCGAGCGTGGTCGTATGTTCGGCTAGCTCATGGGCGAGGCTGGTGACGTAACTGGCTGAGATGTGTTTGCCACTCAAGGCATACTGCAGTCGTTCTGCCAAGGACAGCGTGCATGACTGCTGCTCCCGCATGAAGCTCATGATCGGATGTTTGCCGACGTTCGAGAGGTACGAGTTTTCCAGTACGAACATAGCAAGCTTTCTGCGCTCGTCCGTTGTGAACTGCACATAGAACTCCACCGCTTCTTTGTCGATCCAGTGCTGCTGTGGTTCTGCGCTCAGTGCGCGCACTGCGACTTGCTTCAACATCTCCACCGCTTCTTGTACCTTCATTTGGCGCTCCTTTTGGGCTACACAACAATTATATAACGAAAGCGGGATGTGATGGGCGGCTTTGGCGGCGGAGTACTGGGCACGCAGAACTGGCCCAATTTCAACAGTTGGCTCCAGAATACCTGGGGGTCTGGCGCATCTTACGAGACGGTGTGCAGCCAGTTTTACGGCGCATCCAACTTTGTCTTTGGGCAAAACCCTCCGTACTATCTCGACAACTTCAAGTCGATCTATCCGAAGTTCTTCGGACTGCCAACACCGTTGAGCGGCTGTGGTACTACACAGGGTGATGCGACGCTTACAGTACTGTCGATCGACGGACTCGACTACGGCCAGTTCGTGCAGGCCCCTGGAGTGCTGCCCCAAGGCTCCGTCATCGTGGGCCTTGGCGACGGCACCGTGACGCTCAACAATGCGGCGACCGTCACCAACGCGAACGCCACCATTCAGACCTACCAAGCCTCCCCCATTCCCAACGGTGTGATTTTGATGTATCTCCGCCTTGCGTACGAGTCGCTGGTGTGGAAGCGCTGGCAGGGCGAGTGGTGGGTGGCGATGGGACTCTTCATCGCGCACTACTTAACTTTGTACGCCAAGTCAGATGCCAGCGAAGTTTACTCGCAGCTTCAGACCGCCATTCATGGTGAGGCTCCCACAGGGGCCGTGCCGGGCACTGTGTACACGCTGAGCGCACAGCCACCCAACGGCTCGTTGCAGACACTCACCAAGAACGGCGTGTTTCAGACACCGGGCATCGACTACACACTGAACGGCAACACAGTCACCATGACGAACGCCACGGTGTTGAACGACGCGCTCTACGCCACATGGCCTATCTCGTACCAGACCATCGCACCAGCGGCCATCACAGGTTCGCAAATCGCCGCAGCTGGATTGGCTGGCGGCATTCAAACGTCGAAGTCCGTGGGTGACGTGTCGGTGGGATACGCCACTCTTGAGGTGCTGTCTGGCTTCGGTGCTTGGCAGCTTACCTCCTACGGCCAGCAACTTTCTACGATGGCAATGGTCGTAGGAATGGGGCCCGCCCTAGTATGGTAAGCGCGCAACTCAGGTTCGACTGGCCAGAACAAGACGAAGAGGCTTTCATGAAACACCAATGGACCGTGGACGAAAAGCTGGACGGTGTCTGTAAAGTGTGCGGCACTGTCTGGAACGGCGAGAACAAGAATCGCGACTGTGACGAGGTCGCCGAAACCGCGTTGATGTGGCTCGTCAGGCCCGCAGAGCCAGACGACGCTGTTCTGAACACTTTAGTCGGCCCCGCAGATGGCGAATAGAACCGGGCCGCAGATCACCATAGCGCGTAAGTCTGGTGCGGTAGCGCTCACCAAGCGCATAGCCGGACTGACCAAGCTGGCGTCGTATGTGGGCGTTCCATCGGCCAGCAAGGGTGCACGTAAAACGCAACTGATGACTCTGGCGGGTAAAACCAACAGCAAGAAAAAGAAGGCCAAGCTGCAAAAGGCCGCACAAGAAGACGTGACCAACGCGGAGCTGCTCTTTATCCACACTAAGGGCAGCCCGTTGAAGCACATCCCGGCACGTCCCGTGCTTCAGCCGGCCATCGAGGCGGACGGAAACAAGCAGGCCATCGCGTACGAGATCAACGGCGCCATCAAGGCCACGCTCGACGGCGATAAAGAACTGGCCAGCAAGAAGATGCTAAGAGCGGCTCTACAGGGCCAATCGGCGGCACGCAAATGGTTCACGGACCCGCGTAATGGATGGGCACCCAATGCTCCGAGAACGATCAGGGCCAAGGGCAGTGCGCAGCCTCTCATAGACACTGGCGCTATGCGGGCAGCGATCGTGGGAGTTGTGAGGGAGGAGTAGGGATGCGGAAAAGGCTGGAGTGTGCCTTTGTGGGCGATGCTTACGACGACAAGGCTACGCGTGTCTACACCATCACAGGCACGTCTGAATTTTTAAACCGTCTCGACACTCATTTGGCTTTCATACAGTGGCTCGGTACGGTGGGGCATTCCGCCACTGCTGGCATAGGCGTAGACGGTGACGGCTCTGATCGTCTCCGGGTTGTTTCGCCCAAGTTGCCAAGCATAAAAGAAAGTCAAGTGAAGACGAAGGGCACATACCCAGAGCAGTTTGAATATGTGACTGGCAAAGCTGGCACCTTGTGATCACTGTAACCGAAGTCGTAGAAGATCCTACTTTCATCCCTCCACAGCCCTTCACCATACTGCGCAGCGTTGGACAGTTCGTAGTAGGCGGCTTCAACCCCAACAACACGATATCCATCCCAGTGTTTGGCCCAGTACAGCAAGCTTCGCTGAAGCAACTCGAAATGCTCCTAGAAGCCGACCGTGTCGGCTACGTGCGAATGTTCTGGTGCCGTCAACCTCTGTACTTGACGCGTGGGTACGCACCAGTGCCTGGTGTGCAGGTCGGTAGCCTCACCGGCTCCGGCCTTGTTTACACGCTGAGCAGTACGCCGCCAGACGGCACGGCGATGGTGTACGTCAATGGCCTGTTCATGACGCCGGGCATTGACTACACGTTGGACGGCAACACTTTGACGTTCGTGGTGGCTCCGTCCACCACGCCCGTGGTGACGTGGCAGATCACAGTTAACATGGCTACGAACAACAGCGACATCATCCAGTTTGAGAATTACCAATATCGTCTTATGGACTCCTACTACGATCCTGGCGCAGGTTATCATCGGGCACTTGGTGTCAGAATGCAGGCGTCATGAGTTCAGTAACCTTCCCGAACGGACAGATGCTCACGTCCACCGCCATAACGCCGCTGGCATTCGAGACGCAAATACAAGCACTCACCTGCGGCATGCTGGGCATTAACCCAGTTGATCCAAACCAAGTGCGTATAAATTGGCAGACGCAGGGGCAGCCCTCGACTGACCTGCCAGCCGTAGACGTATTCTACGTAGCTTGTGTCCCTGAGAACGTCGACTACCACTTGGTGCGCGATCGCGCATGGACTAGTGCCGACACCGGCCCAGTCACAGAGACGTGGGTGTACACGCGCGGTTGGCGGGTGTCTTGGGTCAGCTACGGGCCCAACAGCACCGACCGGATGCGTGTGGTTCACTCCGCCGTGCTGTTCATGGACTACTTCAGTGACGCTCTGTCACTCATCAACATGTACCCCGTGAGCGACCCACCGCAGCCTACGCGCATACCGGAACAGGTGCAGGCGGAGTGGTGGGAGCGTGCGGACTTCCACGTGGTCATGTACGAGCAGATCACAGAGACAATTCAATACGGCGTGGTAACGAGCGTCGAGGTTAAAGTTTACGACGGGTCGCCCAACGACCCTGTCGCTGACATCACAGTGGAGCGGTAAATTGCGTGGAATGGCGCACTGTCCTGACTCACCACATCAACACGCTGTATAAGGAGCCGATCAATCATGGCGACAACGCCACCGCTTTCGCTAACCAATATCGTCGATATCACGGTGCAAGTGTCGCCCACCGCGCCAGCCGTCAACTCATTCAATGTGGGGCTGTTCGTCGGCCCTAGCACAGTTATTCCATCGTACGGTGCTAACTCGCGTGTGCAGCTCTTCAGCGTTCCCACCTCTACGCCGATGCTGTCCGCAGGGTTCACCACCACCGACCCCGAATACATCGCGGGCCAAATTTACTCCTCGCAGTCTCCTGCAGCTGCGCAGTTTGCCGTGGGGCGCCAGGACCTCACCGCTATCCAGACCATCACGCTCGATGGACGCACCGTCACTGATGGCGCTATCACCAACGGCACTGATGTTCTGACCTCCGCCACTGCCGCGTTCGTCAGCGGAGACGTAGGGTCTGCGGTCATCGTCGAGGGCGCGGGCGTCGCAGGTGCTGCGCTAAGCACGACCATTGCGTCCGTGACCAACGCCACTACAGCCGTACTCGTGGCCGACGCCAGCACCACTGTAACTGGTGCACAGACCAGCATCGGTGCAGTTGGTACTGCTTACGCGGTCAACGACACGTTCAACATCACGCAGGGCGGCGGTACTTTCGGTATCGGTCAGGTGCTGACGGTCGGCATCTCCGGCCAGGTGCTCACGGCCCAGTTGGTGCAGGGCAATCAGGGCACCGGCTACACGGTCGCCAATGGGCTCTCCACCGTGGCCGTGGCACCTTCGACGGGCACCGGTCTCAAGGTCAACATCACCGCCATCGGCGAGACGCTGGTGCAGGCCGCCGAGGCGTGCCGCATCGCCAGCGGCCTGTGGTACGGCCTCACGGTCAATGCACCCGTGGATGCCGATAACCTCGCCATCAGCGAGTGGGCTGATCCGTTGTGGGCCACCACGCGCTACTACCCTTATTCCGGCGACGCGACAATCGCGGCGGGCACGGCGAACAATCTGGCCTTGCAGCTTCAGACGTTGGACCTGCGGGTGCTCGGACAGTACGCCACCACGCAGAACGGCCTGTACCCCAACAACATCTACGCAGCGGTCGCCGCTATGGGCGTCGAGATGGGGCTGAACACCGGGCTGGCCAACAGCTTCTTCACCATCGCGCACAAGCCTCTCGCGGGCATCGCGCCAGAGCCGTTGACGCAGACCCAGTACACGAACATCAAGAACGCTGGGTTCAACGTGTACGGCGACTTACAGAACTTCGAGCTGGAAGAGCCGGGCTTCATGTCCAACGGCACGCCGTCGTTCCTGTGGCTGTTCCTGGCCGTGTATGTGGCCCAGTTGCAGAGCGAGATCATGGCGGTGCTTCAAGACAACCCCGCCGTTCCGCAGACCAACGCTGGTGAGCAGTTGTTCCTCCACGCCGCCAACCAGGCCGGGGTGTACATGGCGAACATCGGCTTCCTGGCTCCGAACGTGTGGGGCGGCGCGTCGGTCAATCTGACCGGACTCTCCATCACCAACGGGCAGGCGCTGTCCAACGGCTACCTCAACATGGCCCAGCCGTACTCGCAGCAGTTGACCGCTGACCGCGACGCTGGCAAGGCGATGCCGGTCTATTCGTTCATCACCACGGCTGGCGCGGTTCAGTCAATCGCGATCGGCGTGTACGTTCAACTGTAACCTGCCACATGGCAAACATAGGAGAATTAAATGGCGGCGGGAGTTACATACTCGTTCAAAAGTCTGACCGGGGTACTGACGAACCCGGTCTTCGGCGTATCCATCCCGCTCACGGGCGGCAACATTGGCGTGGGTAGCTTCACTATTCGCATGAACACCACGCGTACCGTGCATGACGTGGCGGCTGACGGAACTGTCATGCCGTCCTACGTCGCCGGTGACAACGGCGAGGTCGACATCCAAGTGCAGGAGACCTCTGGCATCCACCAGTCGCTGCTCAGCCTGTACAACCAATGCGTGCTCGCGGCCAACAACGACGACGTGAGCGGGTGGGCCGCGACGGCCATCTCGTTCACGTTGCTCATCGACGGCAGCACCCATATATTGACCGGAGTCAGCTTCGAGAAGATCCCCGACAAGCCGTACGAGGCTGCCGGGCAGAAGATGACTTGGAAGCTTATGGCGGCGCAAGTGATCAATCAGGGCAGTCAGGGTTAACTTACGGCCAGGCTTTTGTCGCACTGGGTGAAAGTCTGGCCACGCAGTACCAGCACCAAGGAGAACATTCAATAATGTCTACACGAAGCAAGGTCGTGGAGCTGAACGGGCAGCGGTATGAGATCCGCAAGCTGGCCCCAGATGTCGGCAGTTTCATTTTCATGCGCATGATGGGGTTGAGCCTCAGGTCCAGAGCATCAGAGAAAGAACAGGCCGAGGAGTCGTCCAGGCCAGCGACGACAGCGGAGCCGGTAAAGATTAGCGGCGAGATGCAGGTGCGTGCCCTGGCGTTCTCGGTGTTCGCGGGTGCCATCGGCCTGGACGACTTCAAGCTGATCCAGAACGCCTGTATCAAGTCCGTGTCCAAGCAGAACCCCAAGACCAACTTCTTCATGCCTGTCATGACCGACGGCGGCCAGTACACACCAGACGGCGAAGACGTTGAGAACAACATCGGCCTTGTGATGAACCTCACCACCGAGGTGCTGATCTTCTGCTTTGCGGATTTTTTCGAATCCCCGAGCCTTGGTACGTAGACCCGACCGAGGATGAAGGCGGCTACGAGGCTGCGGCGTTCAAGACACTGAACCCGCTCCTCTGGCGGCCTGTGGCAGCCGGGCTATGGCGTCAGCACGAGACTTACGACGGTACCTACGACGTTGGCGACCTTTTGCACGCGTTGGAGTTCCTCGACACCAAAGAAGAGAACGCTCGGCGTCACCGGGCGTACGTTGAAACGCACAAAGACAAGTAAGGAGGTGCACAGTGGCGACTAACTATATTGATGAGTTCCTTGTGCGCCTCGGTTCAAGTGTGGACGCCTCCGGCATGCAGCGCTTCAATCAAGCCCTGCGTGAAGCTCAGAATGTGGCTACGAATAGTGCTACTAGTATGGCTGGCAGCTTCTTCAAAGCACAAACAGAGATCGTCGGCGGTTTCCTCGCCATCGGCTCGGCTGCGGTTGGACTGGTCGACAAGGTAGCCATGTCCGACCAGACCTTCCGTTTGTTCGCCCTTCATATGTACATGTCGAAGACGGCTGCCCGCGACCTCAAGGTTGCTATGGACGCCCTCGACCAACCGCTCGAAAATTTGACGTGGGACCCCGAGCTGCGCGCCCGTACCCAGCAACTCATCGCCGATCAGAAGGCGATGGCACCAGAGGGTGGTGGCCAAGACTTCGAAGCGCAGATGAAGAAGATCCGCGACATCCGCTTCGAGTTCACCCGCATGGAGGTGGAGGGCCAGTACCTCGCGATGCACGCGGTGAACGACTTCTTGACGGCGCTCGGCATGGGGCCGGACACGCTTCTCCAGAAGCTGGAGCGTTTCAATGACTATGTCATTCACCACATGCCTGAAATTTCCACGTTCTTAGTGACGAAGTTCATGCCAGTATGGCGCGACATCGAGCACATCACGCTGGACGTGTGGCACGGCGTGGAGCAGGCCACCATCGCCTTCGCCAACTTCGTGGGCGTGCTGTCCGGCGACAATTCCATCGTCGGCTCCACGATGAACTTGGACCACTTCGCCACCGCACTAGAACATGTCAGCCACGGATTCGCCACTGTCGTAGAAGAGATGCTGAAGGGTGAGACCCAGCTTCTCCACCTCGCCACTGCCGCTGAGTTGATGTCCAAGGGCAAGTGGAAAGAAGGCTGGGAAGAGGTCAAGGCTGCTCAGCTTTTCGTGCACGGCAAAGAAGCCGACGACTTGAACGCCAAGCGTTACAACCCCATCACATCGATCTTTGGTGCGATGAACAACAGCATCAATGGAAGCGCCGCCCCGGATTCTGCGGCAGGTGCGCTCAACTCATCCGTACTGAACGGCTTGAATAAACTGGGTTTGAATGTGGCGCCTGCGCAGACCACCGGACTCAGTAGATTCTTCGCTCCGATGTCCAGTAACCCAACCGAGTCCAACGGCAAAGTCTCCAGCTTCATCGACCAGTACGTCACACCCATGTGGCGGTCTCTGGTGCACGCCGTCTCTCATGTGGAGAGCGGAGAACGTCAGTACGACAGTAACGGTAACTTGGTAACGTCGAGCACAGGGGCTGTGGGTGCCATGCAACTGACGCGCGCCACGGCAGCCGCCCTGGGTGTAGATCGCACGGACACGGCACAGAATGTTAAGGGCGGAGCAACACTACTTGATCAACTGTTGAAAAAGTATGCTAAGTACGGCTCCAACGACGTACCATACGCCATTGCCGCGTACCACGAGGGCGAACCCAAGATGGCCCAAATACTCGCCAAGAAGGCGACCTTGTCGCCAGAGGGCCAGAGCGAGGTCGCCGCAGTTCTTCGCACGATGGGCCAACACGGTGATGTGCAGATTGGAACTATCACAGTTCACATCGACAAACCAGGTGCCACCAACGCTGACGTGGGCAAGGCCGTCGTGGACAAAATACGCGAGTCGCAGAACAAACGCATACAACGCAACCTGTACGAAGGCTCAGACGAAGCTTGGGGGTACTAGCAGATGTCGACCTCGCCTGTAAGCTGGCGGCCTCCACAGTGGGCGAAACCGGCGCAGGTAATGATCACCGTACCGGCCGGTACCGCCACTACCAACCCAGACAGCGCGGCTCCCACTGGATCGAGCGTCAACGCCGTCAACACCACGGCTCCGTCTAACTCCAGTGCCACTGCCTACGTCTTCGACGCGGTGCTGGCGCTGGAGCACGATCAGACGCTGGTGAAGACGCAGCACCCTGTGCAGTCCGGCCCGTCAGTATCGAGCCACGCGTACATCCAACCGGCTGAGCTGGTGTTGTACGTACTGATGTCTGACGTGACACCGCAGTACGCCTCGTCGGCCCAGACGAGTGCACCTTACATCCAGCCTTGGACCGGCAACCCATCCAAGAGCGTGTCGGCGTACCAGCAGATGCTCAATCTGCAATCGCTCCGCACGCCGCTGACCGTTACGACTCGGCTCCGCACGTACTACAACATGTTGATCATGAAGATCGCGCCGCGCGAAGACGAGAAGACCACTACCGGCGCACGCTTCCGCATTGAGTTCGGACAATTGTTCGTGGCCAGCACGCAGGCCGCACCAGCCAGTGCGCGCCCCAATGATACGCAGTCCACGGGCCTGGGCGCGCAAAACGTGCAGCAGCCGTCGTCCACCGTCAACAATCAGTTTGGCGTCAACACCACATCGACAACGGTGGACGGAGGCGGCGTCGAGGTGACGACACAGAACCTTGGGCCATCGACGGCTTCCAACATACCTTTCATAGCCCCGGTGGACGTGCCCGGGGCCGGTGACTATTCATCCGTCAACGTCAACAGCGTGCCGTCGCTCACCCAGTAAGAGGTGCCTACCTCGCCACATGGCATCGAAGTTTCACAGCGCTGAAGAAAGGTGCCCATGTCCGCCCAGATTATCCCGCTCACACAGGCACCCAATCAGACCTTCAGCGTGCAGTTGACTGTGGACGGAAGTCCGCTAACGCTCAATTTCGTGCTGAGCTACTCTGCTATGTCGGGTTGGTGGCAGCTTCAGGTGGCGAATGCGCAGAACACTGTGCTCATCGCGTCCGTGCCGCTCATCACCGGGTACTACCCCGCCGCGAACATGCTGGCTCAGTACGGCTATCTTGAGATAGGGAGCGCCTATTTGCTCAATACTGGCAACAGCCCGGACGACTATCCAGGCGCCAATGACCTGACGGCGTTCTCTTTGCTGTGGTCTGACACTGCCACTTAAAGCGCGGGCAAGGAGAACCCTATGAGCACCGCGTCGACAATACCTCTATGGGGTCAAGCGTGGGAGCTGACCATCACGTACGCCGCGCGCCCCACGCTCGACTCAAGCGGGCCGACAGCCAGCAACGCCACCACGAGCACGGTCGTATCCACCAACTCGTGGGAGCCAGAGGCGCTTAAGATAACGTTCGAGGTGCTGCAGTCTACTATCTCCTCGCCGTGGTGGTACGCGGACATTACGATCTACAACCTTGATGCCTCTGAGATCCAGAACATCATCTTCAACGCCACGTCGGTGCAGCTCAAGGCTGGGTTTCAAGTGGGACCGACGCAGTCCGCCGTCATCTGGGACGGCCCCATCTTCCAAGTATTGTACGACCAAGAAAACGTGGTCGACCAGCGCGTCACGCTTCATTGTGTGGCTAACCCCATTGTCATGCAAGACGGTGTGGTGGCGTTCTCGCTCGGCAGGTTCGCCAGTCAGGCACAGTTGCTCGCTAAGGCGGCTGGTGCCATCAACCTGCCGCCAGTCAACACCGCGACCACGAACACCAACGGCACGTCGCTCAGTCCGTACGCTGCGCAGGTGCTGTCGGCGAAGCAGTATCCACGCGGTAACACGGTGTTCGGCAAAGTCGGCGGGTTCTTCTCGCAGATAGCGGACGACCAGCAGCTCCAGACATTCAGAGACAGCCAGCAAGCGTACATGACGCAGTTTGGCACGCCTGGCGGCCCGGTGCCGCCCGCCGATTTCATCTACGGCCCGCCGAATCCTCCCAATACCACGCTAGCGCTGCCGCCAGGCACCACACAGAGCATCATTGGTACGCCGCGTCAGACGCCGCAGGGCGTCATCTTCACTGTGCTGCTTGACCCGCGCCTCAAGGTGCAGATCCAACCCCACGTGCAAGTAGTGCAGTTAGTGCGCACACTGCCATCGCAGTTGGCCCAGCAGCCGGACCCCAATGGTGGCTACGTCACGCCGCTCAACACGAACTTGACGTTCTTCGTGGGGCAGGTGCGGCATGTGGGCGACTCGCGCGGTAACGACTGGTACACAGAGGTTACTGGGTACAACACGACCTATGGCACGAATTTGTTGAACGGTGTGTTCAACGCCAGTTCGACCACATAGGCAAGGAGCCCGATGTCGACTACGCCCACAGTTCCAAGCCTGACGCCATCACAGCTCAACTCCGCCGATCCTGCCCAGTGGAAGCAGCTTGTAAAGCAGGCGCTGATGGACACGCGGTGCGCCACCCCGGCCTTTTTGGCGGAGGACATGGACTACACGGCACAGACCGTCACGGTGCAGGTCGCTATTCAAGAGCGTGTGCGAACCCCGAACGGGGCACAGTGGTGGGACATCCCGCCCATCGTGCATGTCCCCATAGTCGTACCGCGCGGTGGTGGCTACAGCGTCACGCTCCCCTTAAAGAAGGGCGACGAGGGGCTACTGGTGTTCTGCGATACATGCTTTGATAACTGGTGGGTGAACGGACAGAACAACTCGCCTCCTGCGTACACGTCGCCAACTGCACAAGCGGTGTCTGGTTCGCAAACGCAGTTTGAAGTACGTCGCCATTACGTTCACGACTGCGGCTTCATTCCCGGCATGTGGAGCCAGCCGAACGTGCTGCAGAACTACTCCACGACCTCCATGCAGGTGCGCGCAGACGACGGCCAGACCATCATCGACGTGTCTGAGAACGGCGTCACGCTGCAGGCAGACGGCACTACTACGGTCGTGCAGCTCACAGGCAGCGGCGTGAGCGTTACCGCGCCAGTGATGACAGTGGCGAATGGCGGCACGGCGCAAGTGCTTGTTACGGACGCGTTCTACCAGTACTTCGTGACTAAGGTGCTTCCGTTCTTGGAAGGTTTGGGCTTCACAGGCGGACCTCCGCCCACCAACTCGGAGACAACGATTCTGAAAGGCCAGTAGCAGTGTCCACCACGCCCACCATCCAATACCTCCAGCTCGACTCCACCTATGACCCCATCTTCGACCCTACGGCCAACCTAGACGACACCTACGCAGTGGCACAGGCCATACGGACGCGCTTGAAGTTGTTTCTGGGCGAGTGGTGGGAGAACCTCAGCCTCGGTCTGCCAATGTTCCAGTCGATACTTGGCCAACTCGGCTCGCCGCAAGGTCTGTCGGCCATGACATTGGCGGTGACGCAGAATATTGAGGGTGCGCCTTACGTCACGTCTGTGACCGGCGTGACTGTGAAGTTTGTAGATGGTGCTCTGTCCATCACGGCCACGGCGCAGACTCAGTTTGGCCCTGTCAGCGTCAACACTTCGCCCGCCTTGAACGCGGCCAGTTTGTCTTCGTAGTGGTTCGTGTGGCTATGACGCTCAGAATCGCCGCTTTGTAAACCGCAGGCCCAGCAAGGAGATCCACCGCGCGATGAGCACGCCAGCATACTTTCCGCCTTCCGTTGGCCCAGCCGGGCTCGTCGTCCCATCCTACGCAGCCATACTGAACGACAACCTGCAGGCGTTCTTGAACATCTATGGCGCCAATCAATACGTGGCACCGGACAGCGCCATCTACCAGCTTCTGTCGATCATCTCGCTCAAGCAGTCCGACGTAAACCTGGCACTACAACTCGTATACAACCAGTCGTCACCGCAGACGGCAGTTGGTGCAGGTCTTGACCGTGAAGTGAAGATGAACGGCCTGGCACGTGCGCCGTTCTCTTTTTCCACCGCACTAGTGACGGTAACTGGCGTATCCGCCACCACGATCACCAACGGCTTTGCACAGGATCAGGGCGGCAACCTATGGGCGCTCCCCACTACGGTGGTCATACCCAACAGCGGCTTCATCACCGTCACTGCCGTTTGCACAACACCGGGCGCTGTGTCCGCCGAGCCTGGCGCGATCAACATCGTCAACACGCCTGTACCGGGTTGGAACACAGTGACCAACTCCGCCGCCGCCACTGCGGGCGAACCTGTAGAGACCGACTCTGCGTTGCGCGCCCGTCAGTCCATATCGGTGGCTCTGCCGTCACTGACCCCCGTGGCAGCCACCATCGCGGCCATTCTCGCGACGCCTGGCGTGGTGCGCGTGGCACCCGGCTACCCCACGCCGGGTGGACCTGGATCGTCCATCGAGAACCCCACAGGTGCGGTAGACAGTTGGGGCAACCCAGCACACTCGATCTCGATGGTGGTGCAAACTAGCAACACCGTCACTGTGGCACAGGCCATCTACAACAAGAAGACGCCTGGCTGCTTCACCAACGGCACCACTACGGTTCCGGTGGTCGACGCCACCACCGGCGTGACCGAGAACATCAGCTTCTTCCTTCCCAGCGAGGTGCCCGCGTTCTTGCTTGTGACCGTGCTGGGCTACGGTTCCGTGCCTAACAGCGCGACACTGACCGCCGTGCAGACGGCACTGGTCAACTACCTGAACGCACTCGCCATCGGCGAGACGATCTCCATTGGCGCGCTGTACTACGAAGCCATGTCCGTCAACGCTCAACTGACCGCACCAAACTTCGGCGTGCAATCGGTGCGCGTTGGCACTCAAACAGCGTCCACCACTGCGACGTTCTCCAACGGCGGTACGTCTATGGTGGTGGCCTCCGCAGCGGGCATCGTCGCGGGGCAACTTGTCGTAGGCGCGGGCATCGCGCCAGGCACACTGACGGGCACACCATCGGGCACCACTGTACCACTATCCATAGCCACTACGACAGCGGGTGCAGGGACTGCAGTGGAGTTATCGACACTCAGTTCATCTGACGTGCCCATGCCTAATTTCTATTATGCGGCCCAGGGCGTCACGGCCAACGTGTCTGTTGTGGTGGGCTGACCATGGAGCGAGGACGACGCTGGCTAACAGTGTGGTGGGGCTGACCATGGAGCAAGGACGACGCGGGCTAGCCAAGATAGTGCCACGCCCAGAACGGAGCATCTGTGAATCCTAGCTACGGCGTGCAGGGCTACGGCACTGGCGGCTACGGCAACGAGCCGATCGAGTCACTGCCTATCGGCTACTACCAGGCGCTGCTTACTTCCGAGTACGCGCTCTCGCCCAAGCTCAACCAACTTCTGTACGTGCTGCTGAAGAAATTCGACGACGTGTCGCAGGTGATGGTGCAGCTCGATACCGCACTCGACCTCGACATAGCAGTGGGCGCTCAGTTGGACATGCTGGGTTCCATTGTGGGGGCGAACCGTACCGTGGGGTTCCAGCCCAGCGGCGGTGTCAGCCCCGTGCTCGACGACGCCACGTATCGCATCTACATCAAAGCTAAGATTGCCCAGAACCAGTGGGATGGCACGCTCGTCGGGCTGTATCCGATATGGGCCCAGCTGTTTCCCGCAGGCAAGATCGTAATCTTAGACGGGCAAAATATGTCCTGCGACATAACGTTGACCGGCACGTTTACCTCGATCCTCCAAGACCTGATCGTCAACGGCTACATCGTCCCCAGGCCAGAAGGCGTACTTTACACCTTTATCTTCGGCGCACTGCCGTTCTTCGGATTCGGAAGCTCGCCAGGGTTCATCGCAGGGTTCGGAGAAGGCCACTGGGCCTAGTCATCGTGCAAGGAGAACTAAATGGCAAGTACTAACCTCCAACAGTGGAATCCGACTGCGGTTAATCAAGAGACAGACGCCCAATACGCCGCTGATTCCACGAGAGCAGGCGGGGCCGTAGATCCCGCCATCTTCTTGTCCGTACTGGGCAACAAAGCCTTCTACCAGTGGTCCACGTACCTGACGGCGCTGTTCCAAGCATTCGCCAACAAGGGGTTCACCACCTCGGACTCCAGCCTCAACACGCTGACCGCACAGTGCGCCAACTTCTTGACCACGGCGGACACACTGCCGCCCATCCAGTCGGTTGCATACTCGTCCACGCCCACTTTCAACGCGGGTGCGGCGAGCGGCTTTCAGATGACGCTGACCGGCAACGTCACGGGCATCACCATCACCGGCGTAGCGCCTGGCGAACTCATTGCCATCGAGTTTATTCAGGATGGCACTGGCGGGCGCACTGTGAACGGGTGGCCAACGTTGGTCACGAACACGGCGGCCATACCGCAGCCGGATCTGTCACCCGGTATCGGAACGCTCTACCTGTTCCGCGTGGAACTGAACGGCAATGTTCATCCAGCGGCTCCCGCAATCAGCGGCAACGGCACGTACGTAACCAACCTTACAGCAGCTGACACCGTCACTGGGGGCGCCTTGGTCGTGACCGGCAACGGTCGAGTAGTAGGCACACTGACCGTCAATGGCGTAGCCACCTTCACCAACAACGTCCAAGTGAACGCAGCCCTCGGAGTCACAGGCAACGTCACGGCAGGCGGCGTCATCGCCACCAACACGCAGACGAACAATAACGCCAATGTCAACGGCACTACAACCACAGGTGCGTTAAGCGTGACTGGCAGTGCCAACGTCGCCAGCAACTTACTGGTTGGCAGCAGACTGACCGCAGGGTCTTTGACGCTATCCTCCCCAGGTTCTAGCGGTCAGGTGCTCACCAACGTTGGTGGCGTGTTTGTGCCGGAGGCCGTTCCAGCACAAACAGCGACGCGCAACGATGTCACTGGATCGCGCAGCTTTGGCACGACGTACACCAACAGTAGCGGTGGAGTCATGTATGTCACTGGGTATGGTAACACGCGAGGCTCGGCTGTTGGAAGCGTTGCCTGCTTTGTCAATGGTGACGCTGATTTTGCCAACACAGCCACGGCCACCATCGACGGCGGCGCTTGTGGTTTCAGTTTCGTGGTGCCATCCGGGGGGACTTACCAAATACAAGCGAACACACTTGCCAGTGACACCGGCGTCACCGGCGTCGGCAAGTGGATTGAGACAGTTGTCTCCTAACAATAGAAAGAGAGTTTAGATGAGTTTTCCGTACGCACCGCAAGTCGTCGCCAAGTTGGCTTTGACCGGGCAAACTACCAGTCTGCCTCTTACGACTGTGTATACGCCCACAGTCGATGGCGACTATCAGATTGCCGCTTACATCACACAAAGCAATATTGCGTCAGGCTACGCTAGTGCTGAGCTGTCATGGACAGACGAGTGCGGGCTTGTCGGTCATTGGTCTCTAGGTTCTGGAGTCGACGGTTCCGGTACTCAGACAGCGAATCCGCGTGTTCCAGCTGGCAGCAGCATTCAAGTAAAGACCACTTACAATTCTGGCAACGGCACGCCTCCATCTTACGATCTCTTTGTAACGGTAACTCAACTATAGCAAGGAGCCAGCATGGCAATGATCAAACTGGGTGGAGCCGCGTAGATGGCAAGCGAAACATCCACCCCAAACATCGGCTTGCAAGTTCCGGCGTACAACCAGTCGAACTGGCAAGTGCCGATCAACTACGACCTCAACTTGTTGGACCTCATGCTGGGCGGAATCATACCGATTCCCGCCCTGGCCAACTTCGTCATCACGAACATCGGCGCGCAGATAGCGGCGGTGGCGGTCTCAGAGACGCCCAGCGGCGTGGTGCCTGGCACCGTCTACACCCTGTCCCAGACCCCCGCGTTCGTCATAGCCTTCTACTGGAACGGCATCTTCCAGCGCCCTGCGCTGGACTACACGCTCTCAGGCGCCGTCATCACCATGACGAACAACTCCACCAACACCAGCGACAACGTGTACGTCGTCTACCTGGCCGCCAGCTAAGGAGCCCCATGCTGAAGAAACTCACCGTCCTGCTGGCCGTCTTGTTCGCCACGACGCTGGCTTGCGCTGCGCAGACGCAGATCAACCCCAAGACCCAGATCCGCTGGCCGGACCTCACGGGCACCGTAGACCCGGCCGCCCCCGCGTTTCCCTGCACCACCACGCAGTATGGCATGACGTACGTCAACCTCACCACCAACGTCATCTGGGCGTGCCTGCCCGCTGGATGGACGGAGAACGGCGGGGTCGGCGTGACCCTCGGCGGAGACGTGACCGGGCTGGCGAGCGCCAACAGTCTGGCCAAGCTGCAAGGCAACACGCTGACCTGCGGCACGGTCGGGGCCAACTACGTGCCGCTGTACCAGTCCTCCACCAACTCCTTCGTGTGCCAGGCGCTCACCGCCGACGAGATAGGGCCCGCGTTCGCCATCGCCTCGTTCACCTGCAGCACCTGCGGAACGTACGAGAACGGGTTCTCGGTGCCTTCTCCGACCAACTTCACCGCCGCCTACACGAGCGCGCCCACCAGCGCCAACATTAGCGACGGCACCAACGTCGACACGCTAACCACCCCGTTCACCAGCGGCAACCTGGCACACGCGTACGCCGGGGCGGCCACGTTCACGCTGACGGCGGTGGGCGCGACCACCAAAACGGCCCAGCAAAGCATATCCCGCGCGCCCTGCGTGTTCGGCGGCGTGGGCGCGGCAGGCGCCACGGCGACGGTCACGCAGACCGGCTCTGGCCAGTGCACCGCTGGCGAGACGGCGACGCTGTCCACCGGCGCGGCGCTCGCGGCGCTGCAGCTGTCCGCCTCCCAGGCGGGGCAGACGTTCGGGCCGTTCAACCCGTCCAACCAGAAGATATACCTCCTGCTCATCGGCGGATCGCACACGTTCACCAGCGGCGGTTTCGCGTTCCCCATGAACACGCCGACCGCCGTGGCCTACGTGAACATCAACGGCTCGACCGTGGCGATGTACCTGTACGAGAGCGCCAACCTGCTCAGCGTTCCATTTAGCGTGCTGGTCGCATCGTAGCGCGCGGCTGACGGCTCCGCGCCCGGCAACGAGACCCATTCCACCACGCTCGCAAGGAGCACCATGACAAGGAAACTCATGACCTCATCGCTCAAGCCCCTGCTCGCCTTCGTGGCGGTGCTTATCATGACCACCGGCCTTTTGCGGGCCCAGGTACAGCTCGGCGGCCACGTGTTCGTGCCGTCCACCACCGACTCCACCCTCGGGCAGTCCAGCGTCGTGTTCACCTCCGACGCCGACTGCACGTTGACGACCGCCGCCAACTGCACCGTCTCGGGCGGCGCCAGCGGCCCGTACACCGGCACGCTCGTCGTCACCGGCACCATCTCCGCCACGCGCAGCGTCATCGTGCCCCTGAGTCCCGGGCGCAGCTACACCGTGGAGAACAAGACCACGGGCTCCCAGGACATCACTGTCACAGGGGCCACCGGCAACGGCGTGGTGGTGCCGAACGGTTCCATAGCCACCGTGAACTCCGACGGCACCAACTACTTCACTCCTAACGGAGGCTTTCTGGCCTCCA